TAACTAAATTAAATTCCTAACATGGAAGAATTGAAAAGCATCGAGACTGCGGTAAAATCAGCTACCGAGTCAGTAGAAAAGATGAAGGCTGCCAATGAGGCTGCCATTGCTGATGTAAAAAGCGAAGTAGCTGAAGTAAAGGCTGCTGTTGTAACTATGGATGAGGCTGCTAAGAAGAACCAAGCTGCTCTTGACCAACTGATTGCTGAGAAGTCAGCTAAGAAGGTTGACAACAAGAACAAGTCTTTTGGTGAGGCTTACAATGAGGCTATTGCTGAGGCTTTCGAAGCTAAGCAAGCTGAATTGAAAGAGTTCCAAAAGAACAAGAATGCCAAGCTCGTAATTGACCTCAAGACTGTTGGTACAATGACTTTGACCGATAGCTTGACTGGTGATGGTGTAGCTAACTACAACCAAAGACAAGGTCTGGTTCCTGCTCAGAAAATCAATATGCGTGATCTTATCCCTACTGCTGTATCTCCTACTGGACTTTATGTAACCTATCGTGAGACTGGTTCTGAAGGTTCTATTGGAATCCAAACAGAAGGTAATGCTAAGAGCCAGATTGATTACGACCTGACCGAAGTAAAGGTAGTATCAGACTACATTGCTGGTTTTGCTCGTTTCTCAAAGCAGATGATGTTCCAACTGCCTTTCTTGCAGAACACTCTCCAGAGAATGCTGTTGCGTGATTTCTACAAAAAAGAGAATGCAACTTTCTTTAGCACTGTTGCCAATGCTGCTACTGGATCAACTACTACCTCTGCAACTGTTGATGCCGAGCAATTGGTTGACTGGATTGCTAACCAATTGGGTGCTAATTTCGATGCCTCATTTGCTCTGGTTTCTTACCAGCAGTGGGCTCGCTTGCTGAAGACTAAGCCTTCTGATTACTCTGTGCCCGGTGGTGTAGTAATCGATCCTCAAGGTAATGTTCGTATTGCTGGAGTGCCCGTAATTGGTGCTTCTTGGGTAACTGATGACAAAGCTCTGATTATCGACTCTAACTACGTTGAAAGAGTTGAGACTGAAGGTCTGCGTGTTGAGTTCTCTTATGAGGATAGCGACAACTTCCAAAAGAACTTGGTAACTGCTCGTGTTGAGTGCTTCGAGGACATTAACCTCCTCCGTACTGATGCGGTTATCTATGCTGACTTTGGTAATGTCTAATATAGGTGCTGTGGTTTGATGTGGTGGGGCCGGTTTCGGCTGGCCCCTTTTTTTAATATATATTCTATGCTTTACAATCTACTTATTGACTGGAAAACTTTAGGGAATACAAGTCCTTGGGTTGAACCAGTACAGTTACAAGAAATGAAAGATTATATGAGATTGGAAGGGTTTATTACGAGCCCTCTAAATCCATCATCTACATTCCTTGATGACAATAATTTAATTGAATCATTGATTGTATCAGCTAGAGAGAGAATGGAGGAATTTACTGGATTAACACTTAGAAGAAGAAGTTTTCAGATTGAATTTACCAATTTAGCCGGTAACTTTGAGATTCCTTTTCAGCCAGTTAATTCAATCAGCTATGTTTATGATGATGAAGGGGATAGCATACCTACTGACTACTTTGAGGTTTCAATGAATAAGAGAATATTTAAGACTCCTCAATTACCAAATTTACAAATGGTATTTGAGGCTGGTTATAGTGAAGCCACAATCCCTAAAGGTCTGAAAGAGGCTATAATGAAAGAGGTATGTTATAGATACATAAACAGAGGTGATGAAAATGTTGATGGATTGAGTAAAGAAGCTGTTAAGATTGCTTCTGCATATAAAAATACAAACTGGTTAGGATAATGGGTATAGGTAATTATAAGCCAATTAAATTATATAAGTATGAGCTTGGATTGCCATCTCAAAGTGGTAACTATTCTGAGAACTCAAATACAAGCTATTTATTATGGGCTGAGGTTACTGATGAAAGTGGAAATAGAAGTGTAAATGATGGGATGGTATCACTAAATAATACCAAGACCTTTAGAATATATTATAGAGGTTACAACCCTTATGCCAGATATAGAATAGAATATTATGGTAATTTCTATGAGATAACTGCGGCCAGAAGGGTAGATGAGAAACGATTTAACTGGGTATTAACAGCAAGCACAATACTTTGATAAAGATAAACCTTATAGGATTTGATGATCTAAAAAAGCGGTTAGCAAATGCCTCTACTAAAATCAAGCAAGAAGTAGATGGGGAATTGCAAGCATCTTCTATGGAATATGTAGGTTTAGCAAAGAGAGATTTGGCTAGCCAAGGGGGTGATCGTGGTACATTGCTTCGGTCAATAGCTTACCAAAAGGAAGGTGATATGTCTTATACGGTTTCGGCTAATACATTTTATGCCCCATTTATTGAGTTTGGTACCAAAAGTAAATTTAATCCCTATCCTGGCACAGAACAATATGCTGCTCAATTTAGGGGAACTAAGCAAGGTGGAGCTATAAAGCTCATCGATGCAATAAAAGGATGGGTTAAAAGAAAAGGGATTGCTAAAGGCAAAGAAGCCGATAGAGCAGCCTTTTTAATTGCTCGTTCTATATTTAGGAATGGTATTAGTCCAAAGCCATTCTTCTACAAGCAGATTATACCGGTTAGGACTAAATTATTACAGAATCTAAACAGAGTATTAGATGGCATTTAAAGCAGCATTGCCAGCCTTAAAGAACGCATGGTATGAATTTGCATCAACAAATTTGCAACTACCTACCTTTAAGGATGTCGTGCCTACTGGTACTACTGGCAGCTATATACTCATTAGTGGAGAAACAGCAAGTCTATCAGAGTATAATAACTCTGCCTTCTTGCAAACAGCAGTAATAAGAGTAGAGATTATAATAAAAGCAAATGTGATTCCAAATCCATTTGTTTCGGAATTTAATATGCAATTATTACATAACCAGTTATTCCCCACACCAAACACAACAAATCTCACTGTAACTGATTTTCAGATTACAAGTATAAGAGTCCAGTCAATGGACCAATTAGTAGAAGATGATGGGTCAAATCCGACCTTTAGATATATAATTAGATACGAGCATTTATTAAACCAAATATAAATAAAACAAAATGGCAGATCCTACAACAATCTCCGGCAGTGTGATGTTCATCGAATATTCAGACACTCCGAGTAGTGCAAAAAAGTCGGCTGTATGTCAGAGTGAGGGATCATTCGATGGCAGCCGCAATGTGGTTAGTGATGAAACTAACTGCGGAACTCTTAAAACATTAGGCCCTCAGAACAACCGTTTCACTTTGAATGCGGTAGTTGACACAGCTCCTGATGCGACAGAGGCTTCCTACAATGATTTTCAAACTATGTATGCTAACAATACTAAAAAGTATTGGCATCTCACAGATTCAGCCGAGACTGTCTATCATGGCGGTTACGGATGGATTGCCTCTTTAGGTCAGCAGAATGTTAGCGGTCAGACTGCTAAGTTCACCATGACTATTGAGATTGAGGGAGACATTGATACTGAACCAGCAAGCTAATAACACATGAAACAAATCACACACACCATTGGGGGCAAGGATGTAACATTAGATGTCGGAAAGATGTGGTTCTCCAAATTCTATGGGGAGGCCACATCCTCTGACCCTCTGTTAATGTCTGAGCTTCTAAGCAAACCGAACAAGCAATTTGACTTTATCTGTGGTCTCGTTTATGGCGGTATAAACTGCTATAACAAGGTCAATGGGGTAAAGGAGTTAGTATCTATTGACCAAGTCCAGCAATGGGTTGGATCTATGGATGAGGCTGATGCGGCCAATCTGATTAACAAGTTTGTGGAGGTCAACAAACCGAAGGACCAGGGGGAAGCCCCAGCCCAAGTGGCAAATCCTTAACTTGGGATGAGATGAGGTCGGAAGCCTTTGGCCAGATTGGTCTGCTTCCGGATGCTTTTTACGGTTTAGATGTCGATGAGTACCTACTACTAAGAAAGGGCTATATTGACAAGGTAAAGAATGAGTCTATTTTATTAAGGTTTCAAACAGCCTTAATATGTGAGGCTCTGGTAGGTAAAGGCAATGGGGCGAGGTTTGTCATGGATAGCTGGCAGCTTGATTCTAAGCAAGATTTAGACCAAGAGCAAGTTAGGGCACTCCTCAAAGCCAAAAGAGAAAAGGAAGCCTTAAAAAGGCTTAAAATGAACCAGAATGGCTGAATTGCAAATACAGATAGGGGCAAATGTCAATAGTGCGATTAAGGGCTTAAATCAGGTCCAAGCCGAACTGTTAGACACTGGTAAGAGTGCTACTGTAATGAGCAACTCTGTCAGCCAAGCCACTAACCAGTTAAATAAGTTACCACAATCAGCCAACCAAGCTACTAATGCTGTGGGAAATCTTAGCCGAGTCGTGCAAGATGCCCCTTTTGGTTTTATAGCCATCTCCAACAACTTACAGCCTTTATTTGACAACTTTACCCAGTTAAAGCAATCTACTGGATCAGTAGGTGGTGCATTAAAGGGGTTATTGGGGGCTATTGCTGGACCTGCTGGTATCGGATTAGCATTTGCAGCTGCTACCTCTTTAATTACTGTCTTTAGCAAAGAGATATTTGGTTCTGGCCAAGCAGCTAAGAAAGCTAAGGATGAAGTTGCAGAATTTAACAAATCCCTTGACAATGCACAAGCCTCTGCACTATCGAGTGGCTTGCAATTACAGAAGTTTGTTGAGATAGCCAAGAATGGCAACTTACCACTTCAGCAAAGAAATGAGGCTTTAAGTAAGGCCAATGATATTCTGGGGGAGTATGGGGAAAAGCTGACATTAACCAATGTCGCTACTGCCAGAGCCACTGAATTAGTAAATCAATATACACAAGGGTTGATTGCTCAGGCTTTGGCTAACCAGTTAGCTGATCGTGCTGCCACTTTGTTAATCAATCAAGCTAATGCCCAGAAATCAGTAACAGAAGCTCAGTTAGCCTATAACAAGGCACAAGCAGCCTTTATTAATAGGCCTCAGCTAAGCCTTAGAGAGCAAGAGTTAGGTCGTGGCCAAACCTTTATAATTGAGAGAGATAATGCCTTAAAAGCCCTTAATCAAAGACAAGAGGAGTATGCTAACATTACCAAGGAGATTACAAGTGTTACTACCTTGTTTAATGAGCAAGCCTTAAAGTCAACAAAGTTCTTGGGTAATGTTGGGCAAAAGGTTAAAGGTGGAAAGGTTGAGGTAGATTTTGAGGTCATACCGGGAATCAGCAATCGTTCAGAGTTTGAGGCCAAGTTGGCCGGTGGTTTGCCTACTCTTTTACCAGAGTTGGATAAAGCCATCAAGAACATAAAAACTGACCCTAAAGATGTAAAGGTTCCACTTAGATTAAACCTTTCATCTGAGGCAATAGATTTTCAGAAGCTATTAGAGGCAAATGGCAAAGCCTTTGAATCATTTGTACAAACACTTAATGACAGTGTAGCTAATATACAAGTTAGTGGTTTGGCATCTATTGGCGAGGCCATTGGAGCTGCATTAACTGGAGGAGATTTACAATCTGTGTTTCAGTCATTTGCCAATGTAATAGCCCAAGGGTTAGAGTCTATTGGTAAGCAGTTGATTGTCGTATCTGGAGTAGCTAAGCTAGCTAAAGATGCGTTGGCTACCTTATTTACCAATCCCGGTGCTGCATTAGCGGCTGGTATTGCCTTAGTGGCTGTAAGTACAGCTCTGAGACAATCTCTTAATAAAGGAGTCCAAGCAAGGGCCTTGGGAGGTCCAGTAAGCGGTGGCCAGCCATATTTAGTAGGGGAAAGAGGACCAGAGCTATTCGTACCACAAGTAAGTGGGGGAATTGTACCTAACAATCAAGTTGGGTCAATGATGAATGGCAGATCAACAGATTCTGGCAGAGGCTCGGTTCTTAGAGGTCAAGATATTATATTAGCATACGCAAGAACACAAAGAAGTCAACTAAGAGTAAATGGCTAACTTTTACAAAGGTAGTTTTGTCAATACGCAAGTAGATTATTCGGATAATAGCCCGAATGAGCAAACTATTTATGTAAAGATTACCAATACATCTGAAAATGATAACTCTGAGATTCAATTAGAGACTGCTGAGGCCCCAGTGGTTTTACAAACAGTAGATAACTCAGAGGACAAGTTTACCCCTATAAAAAGTAAGAGTTGCAGACTAAGAGTATTTACTAATGATGATGTAAATGCCATGACCTTTGCTGGGGGTGGAGATCAGCAGTATAAGGTAGAGATTGCGGTAGGCACTGAGTCAGATGTTATATTTACCGGTTGGCTTTCTATTTCTGACTTAGGTCAGACCTTCCAGCCAGACCCTAATGTATTAGAATTGACTGCTAGTGATGGAATAGCCTTTCTTAGAGATTTGCCATTATCAGATGATGAGGGTCGGTTTCTGACTGGTCAACATCCCTTAATCAAATATATTGCTTGGTGTCTGCAAAAGACTGGCTTAGAATTAGAAATTTGGGTAGAGATGAATCTGTTACTTGATTCAGCTACTTATGATAGTATATATGACCATTTTTATAATACGGTCTATCTAAATGCCCAAACCTTTGAGGCTAGGATAGGAGAAATGCAAGATTGCTTTTCTGTATTAGAGAAAATACTTAAAGAGTTCTGTGATTTAAGCCAGCAAAAGAATGTTTGGTTTATTCGTTCTACCGATGAGGCTGGATATGCCATTAAGAGAATGTTTAAGTTTACTTTCGATGGTGAGCCTATAGGTTATTTTTATCCCCTTTTAGTCAAAGATATTGGGGCTAACTATGACATAGCCTTTATGAACGATGATGCAAGGTTAAGCCTGCAAAGGCCTTATAAATATGTTCGACATTCATATAATTATGATTATGCCTCAGAGATAATCCGAAATATAGGATTTGAGAGAGGAGCCTTGTTAGATCAGACTAATCCATTAGACAAAATATATAATTTTGATGATTGGACTGTTATACAAGGGGTGCCTGGCTATTATGCTGCTCCCAGCTCAACTGCTACAATCCATAGGATTTGCAATGCTGATGGATATGAGACTGACCGATATGTAGTAATAACACCTAAGTCTGGGCAGTCCTATTCTTTGCAATTACAGACTTATGCAAGAAGTGTTGCCTTTAATATACAAGAAAAGGACAAGTTTAATGTCTCTGTTCAATGGAGACTGCCAAATAATATAGGACCGGGAGGTAATGGTAACTGTGATTTAATGAAAGCAGTCTTATATGGTGATGATGGCTCTTGGTGGTTATTAGGAGTGCCAACTGTTGGAAGTACAGAATATACTTGGTACAATACAAGCAACTGGACTACAAATACTGGCAAAGCAGCTATTTCTGTTGACTTTGATATAGACTTAACAGAATGGCAAACCGTATCTTGGGAGGCTCCTCCATGCCCAGTAGATGGTAGATTATATATATGGCTCAACCAATTCAATCAGTTGAATACTGGTAATGATGATGTAAATATTTGGTATTCTAATCTATCTTTTGATTATAAGCCTTTAATCAATGGATCATATCAAGCCTATCGTGGCCAAGAGCATCTATCTCAGCAGCAAGTAGATAATAAGGCTACCAGAGATGAGCAAGTGTATATGAGTGATGGACCTAAAGAGGAGATTAAGGGTTCTATGTTAAATACATCTTTGGGGGCTACAATATTTGTTGGCAGTGCAACCTTTGTAACTGGCAATGGAGTTAATTTAGCTGGCTTTCAGACTCCTTATTTTAATGTCAATGATTATATCAATATAACTTTTACAAGCCTAAATAATGGCAAATTTCGTATTGTTGAAGTAGGGTATTCAACTATTAGTAATCAAACTATCTTAACCTTTGCTGAGGCTACGGTTTCTGAAGTTGTTGGAGGAACGACAATTAAGGCATATAATTATGACTTAACTGAAACTTTCTATGATTCTATAGATTATCCCGGCACAACACCTCCAGCATCTGCGATAGTACCTTATGGTCAACATCAGAATCAAGCGGTCTGGAATCAATACAATAGAGTCTTTACAGCATTTGAGGCTACTTGTGATGGCTTAGATACTGACAAGACTTATGATGGCTTGCCTGATTTACCAGACTTGCTTCATGTTTATAGGCAAAAAGATACACATCCAGCAACTTATAATAAGGGTTTTAAGTTACTACATTACGAACAAGATACCGATAACTGCGAATGGAATCTTTATATGATTGAGGTACAAGATGGATCAATACCTAAAACATATACTGGTCATTCGTTCAAATATATCCAAGAATGAACGATGGTAAAGTAGTCAAAGGGTCCAATATGATTGCCTCTATAAAGGTAAGTGGGAACTATTACCCAGTCTTTTGTGCCAAGTCATGCTCATTTGAGCTGACTAATGAGATTATTAATAGGACCTCTGTCAATGATGGTCTATTTACTAAAAGGAGGATTAGAAGGACCGAATGGTCTGGCTCTGCTTCTGGGGTATTGGTAACTGACAATGATGCTAACAGATATAGTCCTTTTTATTTAATGCAAGAATCAGTTAGAAGGGCTGCTTTGGAATGGCAGTTTGAGTTTACTAACTTAGATGGGGATGTTAGAACAATAGAGGGAGAGGCTTTAATACAGAATTTACCT